CATGAGGTACTCAACCTGCTTCTCGTCGATAAACCTCGGTTGGAGGTTTCCGTAGTAGGCTCTAAGGATATTCATCTTCTTTGTTATGGATTCGTTGTAAACCATAGCATCAGCAACATCAGACCCAACGAGTATGATAGCAGGACCTCCGGCGTTCATCTTAGAAAATTTCAAACGCATCTCTCTGAGGTCTTTTACTGGGTCTGCGGAGCCGTTACTCCAAAGAGTGTCAACTTGATCAAAGCAATCAGGATTAAGCTCGAAGTCATGGTCTACAGTAAAAGTACCATCATTATACGTGATCTTTCCTGTCGCTATAATCTGTCCAAGCATCTCTTCTATTCTTCTATTAACCATCTTGAGCATGCCTTCCTGAGCCATTATAATCTCGCGTTTCCACATGTCATTCTTGATAGCTGTGCTCGATTGAGTGTTCAAAGCAGGAGCAGGCACTTGCTTGTCAAAAAGTTCAATAGGAATATAGTCTCTCAAAGGAATAGAAAAGATAGGAGCAGTCTTTCTTTCTCTGTTTGAGAGCTGGCTTACGAGTATAGGCTCTGACGAATAGCTTCTCAGAGGAGCAGCTGGTCTTTCCACGTGTTCAATATCATAGATAATAGAGCTTTCGGGGCTCGTTCTGATCTTTGAGTTTCCAGACCCGAGAGATATTCCGGAGCCGAGCAAAGTCTTTGTAAGGAACTGAACATCGGGTTTTGCCACACGCACAAGCTCTGTAAAATATTGCCAATTCTTAATGTCTAAATATTCTTGAAAATCTGCCATTTATAACACCACCTTACGCCGGATAACCGATGACTGTCTCGACTATAAGTTCCGGAGCGCAATTCCAGAAATCATCAGATGTAAACTTGCCTTTATACCAGATTGCAATAGCTGCTGAGTTTGCAGGAATAGATTCTGCAGCAAAAATAAGACTAGTAGTTCCTTCTGTAGTTTCGATAGTATAGTCTACTCCGTAATCTTGGACTACTCCGCCAACAGTTACAACAGAGGTTTCGGGGCAAAGTGCGGGTCTCAGAAGAACAAACGTATCTTCCGTGCCATCTCCTTCTGCTTCTTCATTCATGTCAACAAATACATAGTTGTCGCCAAACTTGCCTCTGAGAGCGACATCTGCCAAATCTCCAGATTCTGCATCTACATGAAGCAAAACACCAATAGCGGTATTAGACCCATCGTCTTCAAGCGGGTTATACGCAACAATATTGCCATTAGAAGAGATCTTCCCTAAAAGGCACCCGTGTTTAAGGTTTGCTCTCACGGTCAACTTCGTTACATCCTTTATAGGATCATAAAACAGATACTTCTTTACAGGAAATGGATACTTTTTAGCCATAATCACGCCTCCTTATTTTTATTCATCATTCTTTTGTAGTCTTTTATAGCCTTTGCAGCAAGACCCTCTTCTTCGTGAACAAACTCTTCCTTCTGGTACACCTGCTTGAGCATGTCGTCTTGTTTTGGCGCATCGCCAAGAAGCTCATTGAGTTCTTCAACAGACATTTTACCGTAAAACTTGGAAAATTTCTCTACAGGCGCCGGCGTAAAACCCTGAAGAAGCTTTTCACTTTTCCAAGAACTCAGTTGAGAATCAAACAACATCTTCTTTGTAGCCTCTAATTCAGAAACAACGCTTTCATACTTCTGAGACAGCTCTTGATACTTAAGCTCGAAATTCTCGCTTACAGGTGTTGGCAACTGCTCAACCATCACATCACCTTCTCCTTTTATTGAAAACAACTTACGTATAAACTTATGTCTTGGGTAGTTGGTAAGAGCAACTCCCATAAATGCAAACCCCAAATCTTTTCCTTCATCATCCACGTGATTGTGTATCACTTCAGAAGACATATACTTATACTTCTTCTTCCGCATAAGAGACATTCCATCTTCATCAAGCTGTATTTTTGCGTATAACCCAGGCTGATCTGCATCTTTATAAGATATTCCTATAACCTCTCCAACCTTGTCTCCGCCGTGACGTTCGCAAACTATAGGATCAAAATGAAGCCTTCCTTTTTCAAAGTTGTCAACCATCTGCAATAAATTTTCCTTAGTATATCCTATTTTCAAGCTTCCACCAAAAAAGTCTTTTTCGTAAAATTTTCCTTCAGGAAGTACACAATGTTCAAAGACATCATTCCCTTGGAACTCAAACTTTTCCGCTTGTATTTGGTACACGCTCAACTCCAACATCTCCTTTCTTTTCAAATTCACCTATATCTTCTTTGCTCCATCCAGCTTGTTCAAACAATTTATATCTCAAGTTGTCATTTATGCTATCTGCCGTATATAGTTCTTGAAGAACAGTTGCAACCTGTTTCTGTATTTCTATGTTAGGCGCCTTTGAAATGACAAACTCGCCATAACCTTCTTCGCTTCCAAAGTTAACATCTATTATATTCTTAACAAAAGCATCAACCAACACATCACTTGACTTCTTTGCATAAAACTCTTGTTCGTCAACAAAGCTATTATACTGCACTTCTCCTAAATTATACGTTCCTGTGTTATTAACATTTACCATAAGCTCTGCGAGACCAAGATGCCTTACATACGCTCTTAAAGCCAAATTTATTCCCTTTTCAAAGAGTTCGCCTGGTGTTTTAGCCTCTATCATCTCTATGCTTTCATTTTCAGTAATCGCTATACTCGATATATTGTATAGATTCTTCAAAACATTAACCATATCCTCTGTATTATCTGACTTTCCAACATACAAAGGAAATCCATTTCTCTCCATAACCCTTCCAAAGTTATACAATGCAGATCGAGACAATAGATACTGCGGATACAACGCTGCAACTTCAGACTTCCCGAATATACCATAATTCGGTTTATAGTTCACGTATAAAAGCTTTTTCTTCGGAATAGAGTTTGATCCGAGTAAATGCAACCCTATAATATCCCTTTCTTTATTTAATGCAAGAACCCTATGCTCAGGCTTTATATAGACAAACCTTTTTATCATATATCTCTTGTTCTTATACTTCCACACTATCTCAGACAAATGATGCCCATAAACGATACAGTCAATAATTGCATCACTCAAGACACTAAAAAAGCTGCCTTCTGCCGAATTGAGACAATCCCACACAAACTTCTCTATCTCTTTATTCGGATGCTTATACCCATTAACCATACTGGCTTGAAGCTGAGCTTTAAGAGTCACAAACCTCTCTATATCATTGTCTCCGTGCAAAAGTTTCAACTTCTCAAAACTTATGTCTCCGCTACCAGAAAATGCCTCAACAGTGCCACTCGAAAAAACAGAAGTTCCTACCACTTGATGCGTGGAAAGTCTTGCCATTTATTATCACCTCTTAGAACGAAGTTGTTTGCCTTCAAAGTATCCCTTAACTTTCCTGTCTTACCCTCATAGAAGGCTATAGACAGAGCATCGCCTATATCCGGAGATATTCCGTTATTCTTCTTCTTATGCGAAGCCTTATCCTCAAGCTTAAACTTGCCATTTGGCAGTATTGTATATGATCTACTTGCAAGCTGTTCCAAAGCATCAAGGTCTTCTTTCATAACTATACCAGACTTTCCTAAAATATTTATCTTAAATAGCTCTCTTAGGTTAAACCAAGCTTCAGTCATAGAATCTGCAAACTCTTTACTGTATGGCTCAGCTTGAGGTATAAAAGCTATCTTCTTACACTTTATATTCTTCCTCTTAATCAAATCAAACACTCCTGCCCCAACTCCAGAAAGCTCAATCTTTATTTTTGAAGGAGTATATATATAATACAATCTCTCCAATTCCTCTGCGATCTCAACACTATCAAGATTCCTATACCTTGCTATATCAACAACTACATTTCCATTAACGATAGCGACTACAGTCTCGTCGTCACCGTATCTCGCCACATCTACTCCGAAAGAAACTTCACCTGGCACCTCTTCGTACTTCTCATTGTTAAATGCACTCTCTATGCTCTCTATAGATATTACAGAGTTAAGAGAACCAGAAGGAAACTCCCCAAGAACACGCACACGATAAACATCACTGTCATACCCAAACTTATCACGCATTCTCTGGACATACTCTTTAGAAACAAGCGGAGACTCTTCGCTACTGAATGTGAATGTCTTATATTGCTTAGCATGCTTATTAAAAGCATCGTAGAAAGTACCAGAAACCTTAGTTGGGTTACCAAACATCACAGAATAGCATCCAGAACTTGTCAAAGCACCCTCTATAGGCTCAAAGACATTGTCTGGTATACCTGATGCCTCATCCATTATGAATAACAGACTATCTGCATGAAACCCTTGAAGACTTTCCGGCTTTCTTACAGATATTGGAACAGCAAACCAAATCTCTTCATACCTCGGATCTTTTACAACCATCTTTGTCTTTCGTATATCAAACAAATCATATAAAAGATCACAACTGTTTGTCCACTTCTTCAACTCTGACCATAACACATCTTCAAGCTGATGCTGCGTCGGGGCAGTTATAGCTACCTTACACATAGGATGCGTCAGCATAAACCACAAAGTTATCCAAGCGCTTAAAGCACTCTTACCAACTCCGTGCCCACTCTTTACAGCTATGTGCCTGCTCTTTTCAAGGCTCTTCAAAACAAGCTCTTGCTGATGAGTTATCATTGGTGGCCTTACAAGCTCTTTTACAAACAAATATGGGCTTTTCTGATACTTCTTAAAAGCTGCTTCGAATTCATTTGCCACGAGACAACTCCACTATCTTTTGAACCATCGACTTTTCACCCTTCTTAGCTGTCTTTGTAACTGTCTTTCTCTGATACTCCTCAAACTTACTTGTAAGCATCTTAAAAGCAAAATCAGGATTGTTAGCAACCTTCTCGTTTACAGTAGACAACAACATCTTCAAGTATACTGCTTCATAATACTTTAGCAA